CAGCGCGATGTGGAAGGGGGAGGGTATTTTTTCGACCCCCTCCCCGTGTCTAAAAATGATATAAGCACCGGTATTCCATATTATTTTCTTATTTTTAAAGAAAATAACTGGAAAAACCGATGCAAAACGTTAACAATTGCTACAAAAATTAGTCATCGACGACTACTTTTTTGTAAATGCCAAGAACATTGTACTGAACAATCTCATCAATTGCTGTTTCAAGAGCAATTGCTTGATCCAAAGGCGACAAATCAGGCGAACTCCGTACCACTCTAGCTAAGTACGAACAAGTGTTGTAACCTTGAAGCTCATCAAAAGTTTTCCATTGATCGAATTGCTTTTCAGGATCAAAAGGATTGTCAGAAGTTGTAATGTAAACTCTACGCATGTTAAAACTTCCTTTCAATCTGTTAATCGCAATCAGTCAAGAACGCCATTAACTTCTTTATTGATGGTCGATACGGACACGCCAAGCTCCTCTGCAACCTGGGCTTGGGTATAGCCCAGGTTAAGAAGCGTTCTCGCACGAGCCTTGGCAGCAGGAGAGAACTCTTTTGCTGTTCTGGGAGTTGCTCGCTTTTGAATCTCAGCAGTGTCGGTGTAACGAAGAATCTCGCTTAGAACACTATCCGAGATGGCGCCTGCCTGAATCGCTTCCCATTGGCGATCAGTAATCTGAATTCCAAGCTTCTTTCTGCTTGTAGATCCGACGCGCCTGCGGGCTTGCTCGATTTGAACGCTCCTAAGCCTCTTCAGCTCATCCTTGTCCATGTCAGGGTTGTCCTTATGGATGGACGCTATGATGGAACTGGCAAGGAGTTGGGCCTGTCTCTCATAAGGAGCATTTTTAGCAGCAATATTCAAAGCGGCTTTCAATTCGTCGACTTCTTTTGCATAAGTTACTTTTGCGCTTGCATTTTGCTGAAGACGCCCGGTGGCCAGGTACTCCTTGCGCGCACGGTTAGCTAGGGCCTTGAGTTTATTCGCATGATCAGCATAAACTTCTTCAATTGGGGAGCCTGTAGATAACGTATGGGCATCCGTCGCATATTCCATGTTGGTGAGTGTGGTCATGTTAGGCTTTTTGCCTGTCTCAATCCATATCTTCTTGCCGTTATCATCAACAGGGATCTTGCCATTCACTTTTTTGTATGTGACATGGTACTCGTCAGTATTTCGATAAATCTTTTCGCCATTCAAATAACGTTCTTTTTCTTCTTCCGTCATTTTCTTGGTGCTGACAAGTTCTTTCCTTTCAGGTATGCGAACCTCGCCCTTCGCTTTGGAAATAAGCGTAGAAGCACCGCCACCATCCTGGAATTCATCCTTCAGTTCCTGAATACGATTGTCTTTATAAGCAAGCTTCCAGTTCAAGTCGTGCTTTTCAGCATCGATAACTGTCATGGAATATCGGACGGCCCGAACAATCTGATCTTCAGTAGCTCCTCGAATCGTCATATCCGTAATAAGATTTGAAGCGATGCCCATTTCGCGGCCTCTGTTAAAACCGCTATCACGAACATGCGGCATCCCTTCATATGCAGGATATGCCTGTTTCGGATCAAAGTCCTTCAGACCATCAAGAACTTTCTTGGTATTGAACTTCTGTCCGATCGTCGGAATAACTGCAACCGTGTCGCCATCAAAATCGGCGCCGGAAAGCTGCTCTGCAACATGCGAATTAATACCAATTGCATGCTTTGCATTTCCTAAAATAGCCTTGCCTTCAGCATTATTATTGTTTACTTTAAGCCTTGGGATTTGGAATATCCCTTCATGAGGATATCGAACCAGAATAACCTCTTCACCCTGATTATAGTTCGGGGCATAGACTTCATCATCCTTCAGGCTTGTTACAGGCAAAATAACATGCGTGGCCTGTCTAGGAAATGCAGCAGCTTTCAAATGCACTGCAGCAGCATCGCAATCTTCAGCAAAAGACTCTAAAAGCTTGCGCTTGATCGTCGGATTTGTAAGAGCCATTATTTCATTGAACTCGTCCTCTTTCTGACGATACGTCACAGCAAGCTGCTGTTTTGCCGTAGTCACAGGCTGTTTTGATAAAAATTGCGAAGAAAGCGTCTTTTTCCACTTGTCCCAATCGTCGTCTTTGTTTACAAAATTTATTGGAGACTGATGCGCTTCACCATTTTTATCAAAATAATCGAATTGCTCAGTAACTGCGCCAAACGGATTCTCAGGAGTCTTGTAAGCTGTCGGATCTTTCTTATCCATCTTGATTTTTTTCAAGACAGTATTATCGGGATCATTGCTCATTTTCGGAGTATCTTTCGATTTATTAGTGTTGAACATAATATCAACACCTTTTGGCCAATCTTTAGCTTCGCTATAAACAGCCATACCCTTTAAATAATGTGTGCCATCCACTGCAATGCGGACCTGACCATACATATATTTACCAAGGGTCAAATCTTCGACGCCCTTCCGAATTTCAATAACGCCATCTTTCTCGGTTCCGCCGTCTTCAGCATAACGAATACCGACACGTTTAGAATCAAGACTGACAGGTTTTTTAATTTCGCGAACGCTGCTACCACGATCCGTGAAGAATATCCCTTCGGGACTGGTTATCTGCCAACGATTCTCTTTTCCTTCAGGAGTCGGAACATCATCTTTGGTCAAAACCTTAACAATCGTATAATTACCTGGATTAGTAGCCTGCTCAACCTTGATATCATGAGTCTTATATCCTTCAAGCTTCAACATCTCGACAGCAGTCTTAAGCTGTGTGTCAGTAATTCCTAGCTGTCGATTAACGCCTTTGCCAACATCTAAATATGGCTTAGACTCGATTTGCTTCTTAAGAGCTTCCGCAATATTTCTCGTGGAATTGGTGCGCTGCTGAAAATCATCTTTCAGATAGTTGCGAATCGTTGACTCTGGAAGACCAAACCTTTCGCCAATCGCTGTATTGGACATGCCTTTTTCTTTAAGCTTCCGAACCTGCAAGATAGTATCAGCTTTCTCTTCATTCATAGCAGAAGAATATAAAGCACGATACTGTGTGGTGCTCATATTAAAAGCTCTCGCTACCTCGGTAGAAGTAAGCCCCTGCTTTTGTAAGTCGCGTGCTCTTTGTAAAAATATCTTGTTGTGCTGCGGATTCTTACCAGATCCCCAAGGATATCGACCGGAATGTCTCGGTGTACCATAATGCTCGGCGTCTTCACTCGAGTCTTCCAAATATCCAGTGTATTGATCGTCCATTCTTTATGCTCCTTCCTGCATTCTGCAAAGGCAGGCGTCAAACTCTACGATCTTTGCCATGATCGCTTTCACCACTTCAGGATCTGGAATCTCAACGATAATATCATCAGACTGATAGATTCGAAGCTCGATCTGAATGGTTTCGGGTTTAACGTCATATTCCAAACAAAACAGAGCAGCGTAAATATAAAGCTGCTCCATATGAGTCGGCGTCACGCCAGTTTTCAAATCATGAATTCTGAGAACGCCATCTCTAAAGCAGATAGCATCTGCAGTACCGAAGCAATTATTTGAGTAATATAAAGGCTGCTCAGGAGTCATTCGATAGCCGATGGCATCATTGACAAACATGTTCAATGTCTTCTTCGATTTCATCAACTTCGTGCCCAACTGAATGCAGCGTTTGGCATGCTCATGAAGCTCAGTGCCTCTTTGAGCCGCCATAAAGTTTTGGAAAGCCACAGCAAGCTTCTCTTCGTCGTAGTTGATCCAATGGTACTTTGACGCACTGAGAAAGGCATGCTTGCCTTCAAGATTCGAATGCTTGTTGAAGTTCATACAAAACCTCCTGTTTGTTTTCGGGGCAAATAAATCTTGCAAAAGACATGCCATCAGCAATATCAATGTAATAATCCTGATTCGGCCGATGAGATGCCTTGGTTTCCCTTTTGGATTCCAGCAATGCCCATTTGTCTCGATACAACACAGTAAGGTCGGGGAAACCCTGAATGTAATTTGGATCGTTCTTTAAAACCAGGCAGCCTGGAAACAGCGTTTTGAGCTCTTTGATCAAGGCTCCCTGAAATTTGCTTTCAAGCATAAAATCCTCCAAACTTTAAAAACAAAAGCTCTGTAAAGTCTGTTACAGAGCAAAAAGAGAGGAAATGAACGTATTTCCTCTCCCTCTATTATAAGCTATGTAATTTTTGCGAATTTTACAGAGAAACAAACCGCGATTCATTGAAGTTCTGCTTTTTCTTAAGTGCTCTAGATATGGCGAGGTCCAGAGGGCAGCTGGACTTCAGGCGATAGTAATATAAATCTTTGTAAGGTGTGTTCATTCTATCAATCCGGCCGGCTGACTGAACCATAATCTTGTACGAGTAATTCAGAGAGTAGAAAATGATGACATTAGTCTTAATGCAATTCCATCCTTCTGCTCCTGCTGTATACTGAACAAGATAAACCCATTCTTTACTTAAAGGAATTCGTTCATGCCTATGCCCGTTCCATTCTGCGATCTCCACGGCCTCGCCATAATCAGCATGTTTAAGAATATCAAGTTCATAATCGTAGTTGTAAAACACGATTACTTTCTTGTGCTCTTTCTGCAAGCGCTTTACTGCTTCGATTCTGCTTGGATCACTATTGATTCCTCTTCGAGCCGCATAGCACAATTCTGCAGCATTGACAATTGGCATGTCGGTATAGACATTCCATCGCCGAGCCATAATATCTTTGTACAATGCTCGATCATATTCAACATCCACAGTCTCATTGTGCGCAACCGTAGGCTTCACGTAATCCATCTTGACCAGGATCTTATCTCGCAATCGAAGCAACCGCCCTTGCTCCAAATATCTATCGACTTTTGGGAACTTCGAGAATCTGCTGTAAACAACATGCCTGGTGATAAACTCAGTTTTATTCCGATAGAACCCATTTGCCAGAAATACCGGAATATAATCCATCCAAGTGTCACCAGGCGTAGCGCTCAGTAAGATCCAGTGGTTACTTCGTGTGATCTTGAGAAATGCTTTTGTCCAGGCGCCATATCCAACCACACGCTGCTCGTCAAATATAAAGAATGCATCCTTGACTTCGGTATACTTCTTTATGTTGTTCCAAGAGTCGATGTGAATATCAACAGTTTCTGGTAATTCGAAGGGAACAAGCTCGTCTTCCCATTCTAGAGTGTCTCTCTTTCTGGCAGTCGTGATAATATAAAGGTTCCTCGGCGCCTTCATACTCCTCTTTCTGCCTCGAAGCTCGCCTCCGCATTCTTTGCAGTAGTAATAGGCTATTGAGGTTCTTGACTTTCCGGAACCTACGCCACCACAAAGAATGTTTCCGTTCTCCATCCGATCAACAGCATCCCACTGATAATCGTACAAAGTAACCACTTATGGACCTCCAAATATCAATCAGACATTAAATGGAATATCGTCATCATCTTCATCCAAATCACGATACTTCTTCTCGAACTCGTTCTCGACGATCGTAACATAGAGAGTTTTCAGATAGGCCTTGATCCCGCTCTTTCCGGAAACTTCCCAATGAGAAGGATTGATAATCAGATCCACATTCTCGATCTCAGCATAGTCCAGAATAGAAACAGTATCCTCATCCAGCTTGGTCTTCGTTTTACCGGAAATCAAATAGATGTTGGGAGGATAGTTACTAAACCGCACGTCGACCTGAATGTAAGGCTGAGGATCATCATCAGGATCTCTGGGGGCAAGGGTCTTCACATTCCATCCCTGGTCGGCAAGCCTCTCAGCAGTATCCTCGTCCAACAGCAGGCAGAAGTTACGCTTGCCAGCAGGATTGAACTTGCTTTCTTTACCAGCGAAGTTGCGGAAAATAATTCTAGCATTCTCAACAGACAGATTAGGGATTCTTTCGTTACTCATAATTTCTCCTTTCAAATATCAAGACGCGAAGGCCTCGAAATCTCCATACTCCGAGATCGAAGCGATCGCGTCATCAACCATAGCGGCATAATACCGCAAATCAATATCTTGCTCTTTTCCGAGAACTTTCACAGTTTCGGACTCAAGCCAACGATAACCTTTGCAGCCTGCGGCAGAACTGAACTTGCCATTCTTCTCACGAACCAGCAATCCTCCGCCGCAACCCTTCTTAATCGGACAGAACGAACCAGCTTTACCTACAAATTTGTAGTCATGTCCTTTTGCAATCTCCGCCAAATACTCGGCCTTGACTTCTTCATAGTCAAATGGCCTAGATCCATCAGGATCGACCTTCTTCTCAAGCTTCTCAAGACTCTTCTCGATATCGCTCACATCCGGAAGATCTTCATTCATGTCCAAATATAAAGCGGTGGTCACAGTCTTGGTCTCACAAAGATCAGCAAACTCAATCGGCTCCTTACTGAACAAGGTCTTAAACACATAAGGCACCTGGAACTGCGTGCCGGTCGCTGTCCACTCACCAGGATGCTTCCGAATATCGCTTGGAATATATCCATACTTCTCCTGGCAACTATCGGCATCATCATACTTGGCAATATAAACTGCGTCATTCACCAGGCACATCTTGGAATAAGTTGCCTCATGCTCGAATGTATAGCCATACTGCTTGCCATAGTCCATGACAAACTGGATGATCTCTGGAGTAGCATCAGGGATCTTGATGGAATCGGTCTTGATGTGGGCAACAGTGAAGCCTTTTTCCTGCACCTCATGCTTCAGATTGATCATAAACAGCGCACCACGTTTGGCCACGATGTTGTCCTTATTCCTCGGATCCCTGAACGGATTTTCGAAGTTCGCCGAAGTCAGACCATACACAGAATTGATCGCGATCTTCAAAGCATAAGCCAAGGCATCAGCCTGTTCGCTGCTTCCAAGATACTTGGCAAGCTTTCCGCCGAACATCTCTCCGGCTTCTTCAAACTCGCCATGCTTGATTCGGATTCGGGCCAGCTTAATATCGCTGAAGTTTTTGGTGTAAGGCCCAAACAGATTCAGACACTCGATGCTTGTAGGATGCATGGACGCAATATCAAGCAACGCCACATTCTCATACATACCAGGCTCAGAATATACATAGCCGCCTTCGCCTGTAACTTCCCCGCGATAGGTGCTGGTTCCGTGATCGAACTTGTAGCCGGGAAACATCTCAGACAGATCTGTATACACGAACTGGCTCTGAGGCTTCTTATTGGCGCCAAATATAATTCTGGTGGTATGCTGGTTTGTAGTAGCATTGACGTTGAGCCCGGAAATATCCGCCAAGATCTCTCGAGCTACGAAGTCTTCATGCCGGGCATTGAATACAGCTTCAGTTGCAATAACATCATTATCGCAATACTCCGCGACCTTGCACCAAAGTTCTTCCGGAACAGGCTGATCCCATGGCAGACCGAGCTCCTGATGATGGATGCCAAGCTCAATCTCCCACTTCTTAAGACTCTGCTTCTTACTGCAGAAATCGTAGACATCGGTGTAAGACAAATCATATGCCTCGCCAAAATAGGCATTCTGGCTACCGTTGATCAGACGGTTGGACAATGTAAATATCTGTTCATTGTCCCAGCCTTTAAGCCTGGCATATAGAATATGATTGTCGTACCTTCTACAGTTAAAGCCAACTAACCGATGGGCAAGCAAAGCCTCAATATCATTTGGTGTAGGGTTGATCATTCTTGCAACCGGAATGCCTTCTCCTTCAAACTTCCAGTTAACCAGAAGCAGATTCGGAAAAACCTCGCAGTCGAAAAATATCAATTTGTCGCTAGAGGCCTCTACAGCCTCTCCAGGCTCTTCTGACTTAAAGGGCATACGGGATACCAGCTTAAGGCAATCTTGCGCGTGGTGGCTGCTAGAGGCCGCAAACGCCATTACAGCAGGCCTCAACGCCGTTAAGTCATAATGCATATTAGGATCTTCATAAGCATCCGTCAAAATCTTAAATATAAAGTCTACGCAAGGCTTCGTAGCATACGGCTCGATCTCCTTGCGTAGCGCTTTCTTAATAAGCTTCTCAAGATGCTGTTCATCCTTGATAGTCTTTTCGGATACCGTAGTCTTCTCCTCCTTCAAAGGCAATCCGGATCCAATCGTGGTAAAACCAAGATTATTGCATCCATTCAACTTCCTTCGCAGAGATGACTTTCCGGTGAACACCTTTATTTCAATACCAGGAGCGTAAACACGGCTAAGCTTACTAGGGTCACCATTATAGTCATAATGAAGATGGAGTCCTGCCCCACTCTTCGAGAACTCTGCGTAAGTCGGAGGCCATCCAGCAGCTGCCTCCAAATTTCTTTCACGTGATTTATTGCCTTCTTCATCTTTCAAATCGAAGTCAATGACGATGTGATGCTCAGGGATTCGTACATAATGTAATCTCGAAGTGTCAAGATCTTTGAGACACGTTCTGACACTGTCCCATCTTTTTTCGGGGATTTCTCCATCGCCAACGCCATACTGAGCTCTCGCCTCAGCAAAGGCCACATCAAATGCAGACGTGTCGGAAGTAAGTTCCAGCCAGCTTCTACTTTTAGCCAATTCTTCAGACTGTACATGTTTGTCCTCCTCAATGCCAAATTTACTTAATTTCAGGCCAGTATAATAATTACAAACTTGTCGTCCTTCAGCATCTCTTGTCCGATCTTTGAATTCTCTGAAATAATCCTTCAGTTCTTCCTTGAACACCCGCTTGCTATAAGGATAAGGAACCTTCGCCTCCTGGACATACTCATTGTATCTCGCCCAGGCTTGCTGAAGGGTAATTCCATCTTCTTTCTTAAAGTCGAACAGATTATCTTCCATAAAGTTGTAGAAATCATTTGTAGCTCCGATCATAACTTTCGGAAGATAATGGTCATATGCATCCGGATCCTCTTGATAAACTTGCAGACAATGCCAGGCAATAGCTCCTAATTCGAAGCCGATTTCCTTCATAAGTTGCTTATACCGTTTGAACGGGATCTTTTCTTCTGTAGGGCTAATATCAATCAATCTTCGAATAATGCCAGACTTGCTATCTGTAATCTTCACAGGTTTATTCGTGCCCATGAACAGCATTGCATTGAATCTATTTGTGTACTGAGATTTAAACTTCTCATTCACAGTCATTTCTTCATGGGACACAAGACTGTTCAGACGAGTATTATCCTCGATGCGACTGAGATCACCATCATGCTGAATCGCTACCAACGGATTATTCTTGAACGGCTCCAATGCAAAAGCGTCGGTTGTACTTCCCAACGCCTTCGCGCTGAACGTGCAATAATATCCATCGAACAATTCCTGAATAATATTCAGAATCGTAGACTTACCAGTTCCTGCCGCTCCATAGAAAACTAAGAACTTCTGAATATTCTTTGAATCGCCAGACACGATTGATCCGATGGCCCATTCAATCTTATGTTTCTCAGGCGGAGAATATAAAGTGCCCACAAGCTCATCCCAAGCATGATGGTCGCCTTCAGCTAATGCATAAGGAAGCCTCTTACTCGCGTAATCTTCCTTGTTCACAGGACTGTTCGCAAACACCAGTTTCTCGTCAAGATTGTGGTAATTATCTTGCATCTGCTTCTGGCAATAATGATGCCATTTATCGATCATCTTAGTGTCGCCATTTGACAAATATAAAGAAACCATTCTATCTGAATCGGTAAACTTGTTCTTATACTCGTCCATAGCATCATCGATCATCGTAATAGCATCATCCTGATCTTTGCTCCACAGCCCCTTACGTTCATCCCATACGGCGTAAAAGTCTCCGCCACGAATCATCAAGTCCTTTGACTTTTTGACAACAAAAATCGGATGAACAACATACGATCCATCTTCTCCGCGTTTACTTGCTCTAAAACTTATTCGTAGGAAATCCACATATTGCCTCCTTTCTGGCTGTGTGATAAAATTCCATTTTTTAAGCCTACCTTTATATATAAAAAACACTTTTTCTCACGCATTAGGTAGAAAAAAAACTATCACATTTATCACAAAACCCAAATTTTTCATGAATTTTTAAAGAATTTCTCTTGCATGTAATAGTTCATTTGGTACCACAAATCGATTTCTCGAAGGTCTTTTTCATACTTAGAAATCCAAAACGGCCCCAAATATCCATCAGGATAATAGTCCCTTTCCAAAAATCTACGAACGATTTCAAGCACTTCCCGCTCGTCGAACCACTCATCTTCGAATGAATCCAGACCAAGATTTTCGAACATTTCCCAAAACCAAACGCTTGTCCGATCACCTTCATCAGGGTCATACATGAGCTGTTCTTCGCATCTTGCGGCCAACGCAATCATCACCTCAAGCACAGAAGCGCCTCCGGATTTATCACAGAGCATCCCCGTTTCATTCTCATATACTCCACGAAGATGCTCTCCATCCGTAGCCCTATTTCGATCCGAATACATTGTCCAAGTGAACTCGATTTGGTCTAGCAAACAAAGCACTTTTGCATACTTACATCTTGTCTCGCCGTCAGGCATCGCGATCAACGCAAGCCAGTCGAGATAGCTCACTCAAAATCGTCCAATCCAGGAATCTCAGCATAATCTCTATGCTGGCGAATCACTTCATAGTCGATACCAAGTCGCTCATTCCTGACGAATACAACATCTTCCTCATACTCTCCAAAATGATTCAGCGAGTCATATCCGATCGTCCCGTCAATATCATCATATAAGGCTCCAGGAGTTAAAGCATCCTCCAAGATACCATCATTATAATAATTGACAGTCACCTGCTCATGTGCGTTATGCCCTCCGATGAAGTCGGTATCGGAGATGATGTACGGACGATCTGCAGGCCCTTCTTTCGGCGATTCCACCGTCATAGCCTTCACGTACTCATCATCCTCATCCTCATCATCGCCAAACTGGGCTTCCACTGCTGCAGGGGTCGGATTCGAGAATATGTTGTAGTTTTCGCGCTTTATGATGCTAGACATGCTGAGAATATCAGCCTTTTTCTGGACATTCTCCGCAGCTCTTGCCTTGGCTACAGAAATATCCACAATTTCCTCAGCGTCTTCATCCTCGTGCTCCACTTCTTCCGTCTCGACTTCCGGTTTTGGAGCAGAATAAACGCGCTTTACGTCCTCCACCTGTGCTTCGATCTCGTCTTCCATGCACTTATGCATGATCAAATATGTGGTGAGCGCTCCAAGCATAAAGCTCAGAGCAGCCCCACCTCCAATCGCTAAAGCCTTTTTCCACATAATCTTTCTCCTTTACACCAGCTTCGGCAGTTTATCGTACATAATGCCGGAGCAATTGAAGTCCAGATGAATATTCTTCTTGCACAGATCGCTGTCCGTAGCCCAGTCACGCATGTAGCATTCCATGAATCTGAAGTCCACGTCCGGATCACCTTCGCCACGGATCCAGCCGATTACCTGACCGGCAGAAGTCTGTTCTATGCCGAGATACTCCAGCACCTCATTCAGGAACAAATATCCACGAGAATGAAACAGGTCATTCATGTAATTCTGAGCTGCCTGCAGGAACAGACGGTTCTCTTCCGGATTGGTCTTCCATGTCCACTTTGCGGTGTAGCGATTGAAGTCGAACTCATATGGAGACTTTCTCTTGGCAGCAGACGCAACGAGCTTATTGCCCTCTACATTCACTGCAGTTCCGTCTTCAAGCTCTTCCTTCACGTCATCTCTGCAGGTCGCCTGAGCTGCAATTGCCTTTTCTGAGTCGCCATAGCCCAAATCATTCTCCACATAGTCTCTGTAGCTCTTGTAAGCCTCGTCAAGCGCTTTATAGGCCGCAGCAGTAGAGAGATACCTCTGCTTCAAAATGCCGTGAGAAGCCAATATAGAGGCTCCTGAGGCCACTACAAGAAGCGCAGTGGGGCCATACAGCTTGCACAGCTTCCACGCGAGAGAGGCATAGACCTTCACAGTCTGATGACGGGCATTAGCCTCTTCCTCTTCGTCCTCAGCACGAGTCATGCGGTCATTCACAACCTCCAGCTCGTCCTTAGCCTCTTCAATCACCTTGTCGACCTTCCGGCTGGCGATAACAGTGGTGACGATTGCTGCTGCACCACACACCAAGCCGGTTCCGAGTAAGATCTCAGGAGAAGCAGCCTTGATCTTCAGGCCCGCTCTCATAATAATTCCCTTGGCTGCACCAAAAGTCTTTGCAATATTCATTATAGTCATCCTTTCTCAAATAAATATCAATTTAGTCAATGGGCTCGCAGCGAGGCAGGTTAATATAAAAGCCATTCGCCGAGTCACCGATAATCTTCATTTGCCCGATGGAGTCACGCTTCCAACCCCAATTGTTTTCCGTAAAAGCCACATTCGACACATCCACATCCGCAATATCATAGAATTGCATGACAGAGATCGTGCCATACCGGTCGAGGAACTCAATCATGGAGTCTCGAACGTTCTCAGCTTCGCCCTTGCTCTCAAATACCAGGTTGTCGAAGCTTCTGAGACTGCCTTTAGAGCCTCCATATACCGGTGTACGCTCTTTACGGATGCTAGGAGTAGAGATTGCGCTGTAGTTGAATCTGGATCCTGTCGTATTCGAATTACCGCCAAAACGCCTTTTATCGGCCTTCTTATAGAAAGTCATACCAATAGCGCTGGTGATGCAGTCATAAATCGTGTCCATGATCGCCGGCACCACAACTTCCTGCAACACGTACTTACGAACTTCGGCCGGCTTCTCGCGAATAAAAGTATCTGCGAGATTGCTGAACAAAGAGCGCTTTTTAACCTTTACATTGCTTGTCTGTACTTTCCGTACTACACGCTTTTCCTCTTCCACACGTTCACTTCGGTATTTGTCCGAGTTTGGTGTGAGGTTTTCTAATAATCTTTCAGCCATAAATATCCATCCTTCCTAAAATCAAAAAAGAAAGGCCATGTTTCAGGCCCTTCTTGCTTTTACTCTTCAAATGCCTCTGTCTGGAGCTCCTTGTCATCTTCATCGAGCTCGTCAGCGGCTTTATTAATCTCTTCCTGGATCTGATCCGCGCATTTGTCAATATACGCATCCGTCTTGTCTGTGAGGATTCCGCCCAAGACAAAACTACTCACACATGCGCAGATACGAACCGGCATACCAAATGGCAGGAAACTCAAACCTGCTACGAGTCCACTGAGCACGCCATTGCCAATTGCCGCCACCGCCTTCATGACTTCCTTGCCAGTGCTAAGAACCTTATTCATTTGCCATTTCTCCTTTCATGCTGTTCTTCGAACATATTCTCACAGAGTTCAAAAATAAGGGAAGCCTATGCATTTTTAGCATAAGCTTCCTTCCAGAGTCTCAATTTACTCTTCAAGGTTCTGGTAGTTTATACCTTCCAAAGCAGGTTCGTCCTCCTCAGGGTAGTAGTCGCCTTCCTCAGGGACGTAGTCCTCACCGGTGCTGTCCTCGGTAGCCGAGTCGCTGCGCTTAGCGATCTCATTCGCGCAGAACAGGCCAGCCACCACGCCGCCAGCGATTGCGGTGCCAGTCCCGATGACCTTGAATACCTTCACGGTCTTCGGGTGCTTAGCACTCCAATCCTTGACGCTGTTGATAGCGTTGTCCTTCGTCTGCTTGAGACGAGCGCCGAGCTTAATCTTCTCGGGCTTCTCGGGGGTTTCGGCCGGAGCGGGCATAGTGTCCGCAGTCTGGCTGGCGTGAACAACATTCCGATTATTAGTCCGATTTCTGTTCCTATTAGTAGCCATTTTAGTACCTCCAAAAATATATAATTTTGAGTTTCCTCTATATAGGAGGCTGTAAAATTTGCGAGTTTTAGCCCCTCCAAGGCATATCTGTCTCATCATCGCCATATCGGCTGCTGTACGAAGAGCCATAATCATCGCAAATATTCGGGTCAAGCTTGGGCTCAAACCCGTCCTTAAAGCCTATCACGAAGTATGTCTGGTCATTTTCCAGCATGCCAGATGTGATTTGCAGCCTCATCATGCGGTTTCGCCAGCCCAAATCCTTGCCGATATTAGGCCCGACCTGAATATCACGGCCACCAACCTCGATTTGACCGTCAAGAGGAGGCAAATGAATGGTCTCATACCAGTCATTCAGACTCTGCACAGCCTCTTCACCATGCTGCATCTGCCTTGCGATCTCCATTGCAAACTCCTCAGCTTCCCGTTTGATGAATTCCAGGTCACTAAGGAAGAACCTCTTGCCGATTGGATCGAACATTAGCGTGTTGCCTTTGCCAGTGTTATACACGGTAGACATATCAAGGCCCTGAGCGTGTGCTTTCACGTCCTCTTGAGCAACCTTATCCTGGTATTTCTCCAGTTTCTTCTCGCCATCCTCAGACTTAATGACATTCTGCAGCTTCTCCAGCTTGTCTGTCTGCGTCGCTAGGGCTGCTGATATGGCCGTAATACGCTTGGCATTAATATGCTGGGCGCCAAATACGCATGCACCACCGCCAAAGACCAGAATGAATTCCGGCCAGTAATACTTCAGATAGGTCAGAGTCTTCTTCTTGAGATACTCCTTGTGAGTCAGGTCCTCATCCTGCTCGATCTCATCTACCTCTGCCTTTGCCTTGGGTGATACCGCAATAGCATGCACGGTCGACGCACCCATAGCCGCAACGCCGATGATCGTCAGAATCTTCGGCGCATTTTTAATTACATACTTCTTGGATACCTTCCAAGCCTGTTTTACAGTGCCTGGATTAATTGCCTTAATGAAATTAAGCATGAATATCAGTCCTCCCCGTTTAATATTTTCTGATAATGATCTTCGAGCCAGGAATTAAAATCTTTCACGAGTTTTTCATATTGCTCTTCTTCCCAGCTCTTTTTCTTTCGGTATGGGTATAGTCCACGCCTCATGTCTCCAGAGTTTTCACAATCGGGCATTGCAGAATTACCTCTTTCCAAAAATCATTCCAGACCATGTACGGCGTTTCCGTATTGTAAAACACCATATACGCGCATCCGATTGGGTTCATGTACTCCTCGATCGCTTCTTTGCGCGTCTCATAATGCCCATCATCATAGGCGTCAATGGCGATCTGGAGCTGCTCATAGGCTTTATCTGTGTAGGTGTAGTCCACCAGCACGATGAACTCCACACCTGCAGAGCTATACCGAATTGCATCCATACCGCGGATAAAAATATCAGGGATGAACATATTACTTACCTCCTCACTTTAGCCCCACTCAATGTGCTTATTGCTTTCCAACTTCAAAAGTTCTTGGATAACATTATAATCGTGATATTCCGATAGCTTTCCGAATTCCCCGTACTCATCAAAATCCTTTTCATACAACTCCATGAACTTTCTGAACTGTTTAGCAGTCAATGTCATTTCATGCGGAAATGGATAATCCCAAAAATCGCCTTCTTCAACCTTCCCAATAGAAATAAGATAACGGCATGAAGGAAGCTCGAGCTCATTACCGACATATCCGTATAGCTTTGTGCCATAGAAATATAAATCAGGATTTTGCAAATCCCTTATTTCGAGTCTATATCCCAATATTGCTCACCCCCGATTGAATCCTGCCAGGAACGTGCCAGTATACTTAGCGAACTGGTGTTTTCTCTGCCACAGCCACATCATGTTCCGCTCATTGACTGCCGACTTCTTTTCGGACATCTCAGTCCGGTTATTCTGCTGGAGTCTGCGCCGATCTCTGCGCCCGGGATTCTTTCTCATTCTTCGTCCTCCTTAACGATTTTCTTTTTGGCCCACTCATGATGCATTTGCTCTGCGTCGCATAAATCCATGCCATAAGTTTCGATGAACCCCTTATGGCTAATAAGAATATCACGGTAATACTTAAGGTAGTTGTAGATCACATCGCGGCTAAGAGTTTCTACATCCGCGTCTGATAGTCGACGTTCTAATGAACCAGAATGTTTTCCGGTAAGCTCAATAATCCGATAATCCATTTCGAGTTTTGCATTATCAATCAGCTCATCATATTTGCTGATAGAATTCTTGAAATTTACGAGATCCATCATTTTGCCATTTCCTCCTTATCAAAATATAAATATTTGCCAAAATCTCTTTCCAGAATTTTACGAGTTTTCTGTGTTGTGGTTACATGTGCAACCAAAGCCTTAGCCACTGGCTTGTTATCTTGGTCAACAATATCATCCTCAGTAATGTCCTTGAGGATCATGTACCGTCCATCAACGTACTCCTGAAGAAAACTACGGACATTATCTTTTCCGCCTTTTTCATTAAACGCTATGATGTAATCCACAAGATCCTTTCTCGTTATCATCCGAATAATCTTTTTGATAGTGCGACGAATCCAATTGAGCAGTTTCCTCATTTGCCATTTCCTCCTTTAAAACTATAAAGAGAGGAACCTTGTTCAGATTCCCCTCTCTACTTATGCCGTTGTAAATTTTGCGAATTTCTTAGAACTCGTCAAGCTTCATCTTGGTCTGCAGAATATCATATGCCTGCTCGGTGCTGAACCCGGCATCGATCAAGGACTGATACTTGTCATGCAGCTCCTTGGCCTTGGCATCACGCCGCTTTTTTTCAGATGCAGCATAGAACTCCTCGCGCAGCTTGGCGATCTTCTTGTCATATTCCGCTCTGAGCTTTGCGATCTTCTCTTCCAGCTCGATCTCTTCCTGGGTTTTGATTACTTCAATCTTTCTGCAATTATCATACTGTGCCATAATATCATTCTCCTTTTTCATATTAATTTTAGATTTTGTTTTGATGTCGTTCAAATATCTTTGAACTAATTCGTTAAGATTTTTGTTGACCGTTTCAAAAAGATCTGATGTGTCATCAAAGATCCTCATAAAACAACCATATTGCGTCTGGTAAGCGTGATTAAGAAGCCTTACAGTAATAATAACGCCGCCAGTTGAATATAAATCCTTAGATTTATCAACGATGATCTCAAACTCATCCAGATACTGGCCATGGAAGGATAATAGCTTGTAAATATAATCGCTAATGTACTCGTAGCTAAGAGGATCCGCGTTAGGTTTCTCTCGATAATGATTTTCGCCAAGAATCAACCATTTAAACTTTTCTCTGTCATCCTCATTACACTTGCATTCGAGAGTTGCGCTTTGCAGATCGCACCATTTGACTCCGGTATAGGATCCATCGCCATTATCGGCATATAATTTTGAGTCTATAAGCTTATAACTGACCATCTTACTTACTCACCTCCTTACTTAATAAAATTTGTTTATTAGTTTCTTTTGCTAATAAATCGCCAATTTTAATCATTGCTTTGGAAGGTGAATGAACATCGCATTTTTGATCTGTCATATTACTTACTCACCTCCACCAAGATCAATCATGTAGTTGAGACCATTGCCAAGGACAGTCTTAGGCAGTTCGCCAACCCACTGTTTGATCCAATAGTAGTCAATCAGCTCAGGCGTAAGGGATTCAGAGATTCTCTTATTCATCTCTGCTTCCTTCTCGCCAGCATACAAAGCAGCTTCGGCCTGAACCTTCACGACTTCAAGATCCGCATTGGCTGCAATAATAGCCTTATCTGCTTCAGCCTGTGCCGCAATAACCGCCCGCTCAGCTGCAGCTTCCTCTTCCATTGTCTTCTGTGCCTGCTCAGTCTCAGCCGTAAGCTTGTTCTGTGCGGCAACCTGCTTAGCCTCAACCGCATTGGTGAAAGCATCTGTAAAGTCAATATCCTCGATGGAAATGCTTACAATAGTAATGCCATAATTCGCCAGGTCTTTGGCAGTAGTATCGGCAACCAAATCTGAAAGCTCATCTCTCTTAGCGATCAGATTCTCGGCAGTATACTGAGAGAACACAGCCTTCGTATTTTCTTGGATTCGAGGGAACATGACATTATCATAATAGTTCGTGCCGACAGTCTTATACAAAGTCTGCGCAGTATTCTGGTCAATGCAGTAGTTTACGGAAATGATCAGATCTACCTGCTGAATATCACTTGAGAATGCCGAAGTCTGAATCTGAACTTTCTGAGTCCGGTTGTCCATCTTCACAATTTTCTGCCAGGGCGCAATGAAGTTGATGCCGGATGATACAGTTCGATCTTCAACTTTGCCAAATGTCGTAA